CTTTATCATAGAAAAGAGGTTTTGTCTCCGTTTTCTTTTTATGGCTTACAATATAATTGTCATAAATGTCTTGAACTATTTCTTGACTGGTTTTGCCTTTATATGATTTTGAAACTTTTTGTTTTAAGTTAACAATAAATTCTTCGGATATGAAAAATAATGTATATATTTGAGTCTTCTCACGTACAATTTTTTCAGACATTTTATAAATACAAAAACTATTTTTGAATTTCGTCTTAGGCATTCTAGCGTTGAAAAATTCTATAGTAATTGTTTCTTCACCCACAAAAGGTATTCTCTCTTCAAAACCAGCTGAATCAAACATGGTTATATCACCATGCATAACATTTTCATCAAACAAAGATTCGTAAATATTAAAATTTGTAAAAGCAGATGGGTTTACCTCAAATGGTTCGTTTTTATAATTAAAAATTGTAATTTTATACTCTGCCTGACCAGAAAAAACCTGTTGAGATTCCTCAAGATTATCTTTTTGAATTAAGGGGTCGACCATGATTACCTAAAAATTATTCTAAATTCATCTTGTATTTGTTTTGCATATGCATTATCAACTAATATGATGTTTCTTTTTTTATCTCTTTGTATAACTTCATAATCATAGCATGATACTGTTCGTTTTGTTCTTGAACTATTATTATATGCTATTTCATCAACAACAATACTTCTTTCTAATAATTTTTTATAACCATCATTTTCATCATAGATTGTAGTTTCTTCTCTTAAAATTTCCAAATAATGATGAATCTTAGTTGTGGCTTCCTGAATACTGCCGTACTTTTTAAGTATCATATTGTCAAAATTATTTCCAAATAAAGGCCAATCGTAGTAGGGGTCTTTTATATCATTAGCCAATAATACTAACCATGTATAGGAAGCAGAACCATAATAATCATATGCAATAGTATCGGGTCTATCTGATTCTTGAACGACATATTCATAATAAGATGTAATATTGGCTAATATTTTATCTCTTATTACAGGACGATTCAAAATATTAACAGCCTTTGTTGTTCTCAAGGGCTTAAATTTATCAATATTGTAATCTATTTTTTTAAAATTAGTAAAATATTCTGACATCAATAACCCTCTTCTATATGTGTTCTACTAAGTGTAAAGTTTTCTTTAAATTCTAAATTTAAATTGATTTGAGTGGGTAATCCTGTTTTTTGAAAAAACGTTTCAGCATAATCGACTTTCAAAGATGTCAAAACTGACTGACCAATTTTATATAAATGTTTATTAGAATCCAGTTCAGTTGAATTAGAGTCAAAAAAATTAATAGTATATACATTTGGAAATTTAAACAAATTTGAGTCCATATTATTGCTTGTACGATAAGTTTTCGGTATTTGTTTCGGTATACCCATTTGAGTCGATATTGCTTTATCGGCAGGATTTAATTCATCATATGCAGGATTATCTTCCATTACCGTAAACGAATCTACTCTAGGATTTAACTTAGGTAAACTAGGTAGCATACCCTGTTTTAAATTAGCTATTATCTGTTGAACGGCTTCTGATTCTGGACTACTTTTAGGGCTGAATTGAAATTTAAAATTATGAGTTCTTTTAGTTGTGTTTCCCACAAAAACTAAAGATGTGTAAGGATTTCTTTGAGCTCTCATCGATAAAGCCGCCACATCTTCGCCTCTTACTTTGTCATTACCTAAAGTCGCAATACCACCAATTGCAGATGCTACATTAAACTTCATTTGGTCAATCATTCTATTACTTGTAACAAATTCCTCTGCAGTTCTGGCCGCATTACTATTTGCAAAAGCTCCTATTGCTTTATCATAAAAATTAAAAGTACTTTCTAACATTCCGCCACCGGATTGTCTATCTAGTTGATAATCATCGAAAGCTGAACCAAGTTGGTCTATCATGCTTCCTAAATTATTTTCAACTAATCTACCGAAAAAACCAACATCCACAGAATCATATTTTGCAGAATATTGAGTTGTTAATCCGCCCTGAGGTAAAAATAAAATAAATGTTCTTCCCTCTTTATAGAAAGAATTATCATTTCTAGAACCAACAATTTGTTCAAATTTAGTTTGACCATTCAATGGGTCATCATTTTTTTTCTCTTCGTCATATATCATTTCTTTTATAATCATAAAATGATGAAGACCATCTTCTACACTACCTACATTTGAAGGATATCTTAGGTCTCTACCTAATTTAGTTACTCGACCGATATAGTTATTAGGATTATTACTCATTATGCAAATCCTTCGTCTTCTTCTATAGATGATTCATTATTTTGTCCAAATATCAATCTAGAATAATCGTCATTACATCTTTCTCTTGTATAAATTGTTGTTTCTTTAAAAGTTAGAGTAAGATTTACTCCCATAGGGGCATTGGTATTCTTAAAAAAAGTAGGCACTTGTGTATCTGAAGAATAGTCGGTCTTCATATCAGTTAAAACTGCATTTTTTATTTGTACTAAATCGTTTCCAGCATCGCCATTTTGATAATTTCCTGTAGTTGGAAAAAATTTAATATCGAATATATCAGGTAATTTTTGAATTCCTGTTACTTGAGTATGACCTTTTTGAAAAGAAGCATTATTTTTTGACACTAAAATGTCTTCAGGCATCATTGCTTTTTTAAATATTTTTATGATTCTTGTTATGGTTTCAGATTCAGTTGAAGATTTTGCTCTTAACGAATATGAAAAAGAAAATTGTCTAAAACCTGTCGATTTAAATACGTTTGTTAAATATGGATTTGCGATAGTTCTTAAACCATTTACTAATGATGCTCTCAAACCAGGAAATGCTTTTGTAGCTAAGTCCGCTCCAACTCGACCAACAGTTGTTTGATTAAAAGATGAAAGCCCTGTTTTCATAATATTCGATAATTTTTCAAAATCTCCACTAATATTTCCTCCCATAGAACCAACTGAAACTGCACCTGCCGCCCCAAATTCAGCATCAGAATATGAAACATTAACCGCATCATTTATTTTTGGCATAGGGAGTACAACATAACCCAAGTCAGTCAATTGTTGTGAGCCTCTACTTTTACCTTTTAATGTATATACTGAAAATTTTCTTGCTTCAGGACCGCCATTTTCTTCACCAATAGTTTCTGGAAATCTTTCCGTTATTGGAAGCTCCCTTAAATTTGCTACTTTTTTTAAACTCATAAACTCCTTATATACATATTATTTAGTATGGCTTACAAAGGAAAATACAGAATCAAAAAATTAGAGAAATATAAAGGTGACCCAACCAACGTGACCTATCGTTCTTTATGGGAACGAAAATTTATGAACTATTGCGAAGAAAATCCAAATGTAATTCAATGGTCAAGCGAAGAGATTGTGATACCTTATAGGTCACCAATTGATAAAAAGGTACATAAATATTATCCTGATTTTTGGATTCGAGTAAAGAACGCAAGAGGACAATTAGAAAGTATTTTGATAGAAATAAAACCCAAAAAACAAGTATTACCTCCAAAGAAACCAAAACGAACAACTAAAAGATATATCAGTGAAGTTTATACCTATGGCGTAAATGAAGCAAAATGGAAAGCCGCCAAAGAATACTGTAAAGATAGAAAATGGAAATTTGAGATTATTACAGAAGACCATCTTTTCAACTAAATATATGATATAGAGAAAAAAATGGCGGAACAAAGTTTTTTAGACACATTAAAAGATGCTATCAGAAAAAATGAGGGCACACCTAAAACAAGAAATGCGGCACAATGGTTTCGTAGAAAAATGGGTGCCCTAAGAGCCGAATTAAAAAATAAATTTAGTCAAGCAGATACGGCTGATGAGTTTTATACAAAATCTAAAAAATCAAAACCGACCACAATTTCTCCAGGAGTCATGGCCGCATATTTCTATGACCCAAAAACAAAACAACAGATGAAATACTATGATAGATTTCCTCTTATCATGTGTGTGCAAATGTATAATAATGGTTTCTTAGGATTAAACTTTCATTATTTACCGCCTATGCTAAGAGCAAATCTTATGGATAATTTAGATAAAGCTAAATCATTAAATTGGAAAGCATTAATCAAAATCAAACAAATTAAGCCAACCGTAAAAAGATATCTATGGTCGCACATATCATCAAAAGTTGTTTTGATAGATGATGACGAAAAAAACATTGCTTTATTCTTACCGACCGAAAGATTCAAAAAAGAAAACAAACTTGTAGTTTGGAACGATAGCAGGAGTATGATTTAATGCCATTAAGTATTCAAAAATTCAGAGAAAATTTTCGTTTTGAACCGGCTCCGACCAATAGATTTGAGGTATATTTTGAGGGGTTAAATTCTAAAGTTGCAACTAATAATCCAGGAAATTTACAATTTAGATTAGATACTGCCGAATTACCTCCCAGGTCTCTAGCAACCGTTCCAGACAAAATGTATGGACCGTTAAGAAATATGCCTTATAACTCTACGTATGTTGATACTACAATGTCTTTTATTTGCTCATCCGATGGCATGAGAGAAAAAAGATTTTTTGATTTATGGCAAAATTTTATCAATGATTCAAGTTCTTTTGATATTGAATATTGGAAAACATTTACTTGTAAAATAAAACTTTTAGTTTTTAGTAATTTAAATGAATTAATGTATACATGTGTATTTCATGAAGCATATCCTATGATTGTAAGTGGTATACAATTATCACAAGCAAACGATGAATTTGCAAGAGTGAATGTCACATTTTCATTTCATAAATGGAATTTAGGCGAGAATGATACAGGAAGTGTAAACTATCCACCTGAAAGTAGAAATAGTTTAGATTTTGAGGATGAAATTATTTTGACTTAGTTAATTTATAATGTATGACACAGGCGAAAGGAAATTATGGCTTTACCCACCATTGAAACGCCAATCCATGATATTTTTTTAACATCACTTGATAAAAAAATCAAGTATAGACCATTTTTAGTCAGAGAAGAAAAAATATTATTGATGGCAATTGAAAGTAATGATGAAAAAGAAATGTATGAAGCTATGAAAACAATTTTAAAAAATTGTATTCTAGAAAAAAACATTGACGTTGAATCGTTACCCATATTTGATGTGCAATTTTTATTTCTTCAACTTAGAGCAAAATCTGTAGGAGAAGTAGCAGAAGTTACACTTAAACACCCTAATGGTAAAAATAAAAACGGAGAAGAGTGTGACGGCATACAACCAATTAATATAAATCTGAATGAGATTAAACCAATAGTACCAGAAAATCATTCTAAAGTAATTAGACTGAGTGAAAAAATTGGTGTATCTATGTTGTATCCCA